CTCTTCTACAGAGCACGCTATTTTATCCAGCTTGTAGAAGAGCAGCCAGGCGAAGTAAAGCCAGAAGATCCACTCGATCATCCCTCGGGTGTCTCCCACTTCAAGCATCTCAGATATGGCACACGGTACAGGCGCAGCTCGCTGTCGATCAGGTAGCCCCTCTCCGGGCGCCACCAGGGCCCCTCGCGCTCGGTCTTATAGATGAAGCCCGACTGCAGGCACTGCGGTGGGGGCGGGAGCTCCTCATGCTCGACGTACTGCGCGACGCCGATCGCAATCGCTATAAGCGCCGCGCCGACGGCGGCGGCCAGGATAAAAGGGAAAAACTGCCTAGGCATGTCAGTGCTCCGGGTGGACGTCGATCACGTGGCAGCTTACCGCGGTCGAGCCGCGGCCGTAGCCAACCGAGGCCAAGTCCTTCCTCACGCGCTCCGCCAGGGCCTCGCACCCGGCCAGGCCGAGGGGGCTGACGTCGTGCGCGTGCACACCGCCGTGCATCATGATAGCAACGAGGAACACCTTTATCAAGGTAGCACCCTCCCTGGACAGTCGATGCGCATTTCCATGTCGTCGCCGAAGCAGCAAGAGCCCGGGCCACATCGTAGGCACAGGCCGACGGCCAGGTACACCGCCTCTGCCAGCGCCACGCCGCCACGCATCCGCGACAGCGCCTCCTGCAGGTAGACGTCGGTCTCGACCAGTGGCCTTATCAGGTCGTAGGCCCGCAGGCACTCCTCGACCTCGGACGCAGAGGCCGCGGCCGCGGCGTGCGACCAGCGCAGGCGCTCGCCGTGGGCCGACAGCAGCCAGCCGTGTGCCGCGTTGAGCAGGGCGAGGCCGAGGACGCGGAGGGGGCTCATCCCTCGCGCTCCTGAAACTTAACGACCTCCTCGAGCTCGTCCAGCGGTATGAACGACGACACGATCGACACCCGCTGCTCGACGGGCAGGTGGCCGAGGGCCTTGACCAGCCTCTCCGTCAGAGAGGCGCGTCGGTCGAGGGCCTTGGCCAGCCCCCGCCGCGCAGCGGCGTTGCCGCCTATGTCGCCCCTGGTCGGGAAGGGTATCCCGTGGGTCCAGATCTCCTTCAGCACCGACGTCAGGTCGACTATGCCGAAGCTTGGGTTCTCGTCGTCCGCGCCGACCCACATTCTCTGCGTGGCGAGCACCTGGCCACCGTCCGGGTCGTACAGGACCACTACCTCGTCCCTCATTATGCCGATATCCCGGACCTTGCGGAATACCTCCTTGAATGGCTCGACGTCAGCCGACATTGAGGTTCCTCCTGGCTGCGTTGACCATGGCGACCTGCCTCAGGCAGTCCTCCACGGGGTGGTGCGACGCCGAGGCGTACCGCCGCGCGTCCACGCCGCCGGCCTCTACGATGGTCCGCACGCAGCGGTGCCGCCAGAATGGCCACGGCTGCTCCAGCCGCGCGTCGAAGTAGAGGCTCTCGAGTATCACCAGATCGAACGACGGGCCGTTCGCCCACACATTCGCGCCGTCGGGCACGAAGTCGGCGAGGCGCCGGAGCGCCGCGGTCACGCCCTCGCGCTGCCTCGAGAACGCCTTCGCCCGCGCCTCGGCGGACTGGTCCATCCACCACATCAGCGTGTCGACCGAGAGCGTGCGCCGCGCCTTGGCCACCTGGTCGCCCAGGCCGAGGCAGGCGTAGAACTGCTCAGGGAGCGGGCCGTCGCGCGTGAAGCGCACCGCGCCGATCGACAGCACGATCGCCCGCGGGTCTGTCGCCAGCGTCTCGATGTCCACCATCAGGTCAACGCCCATGCCACTGCTCCCTAGCCGACGCCAGCAGGCGTCGCGCCATGCCCCAGGTGTTCCTCAGCTCTGCGAGCGCCTCCTGTAGGGTCACCACGACCAGCAGGACCATGAGGAACGCCCCGAAGACGACGCTGACCAGCACGTTGTACAGGACGAACGCAGGCACGCTCAGCAGCACGAACGGTACCGAGAGCGCTATGACGAGGCGCCTCAGGCGCCGGTCGCCTATGCGGCTGACCGGGAGGATGATCTGCTTCCTCACGTGTCCAGCGTCAGCACGCATCGACTGTCCTCCAGCGGCGACCCGAGCGACGCCTCGGCGTAGCCGGGCGTCCGGTACAGCTCCTCCATGCGGAGGCACTCCTCGACGGTCGCGAAGCGCGCGTCGTAGGCCACGTTCTCGCCGGTGGCCAGCGTCAGCACGAGCAGGAAGAACACGCTAACGGGCATCATCTGTCGGCTCCTTCTTTTCCCTCACGCGGCCGGCGTCGCAGTCCGGGCACGGGACGAAGTATGCCCTGAGGACCGGGATCCTGTCGCCGTCGCCCTCCGGCGCTATCCAGCCCGCGCCGTGGCACCTGGGGCACCTGTCAGTCATAATAGTGCTCGCCCACGCAGACGACCGCGCCGACGACCTCGAGCTCCTGCCCCCTGCGCGCCTCGACCGGCTCGACCACTATCTCCTCACTGCAGTCGTCCATCGTGTACCGGACCTTGCGTCGGAACTTGCCCTTATTCCAGGCCCTCGCCGCCCTCTCGGCGTGCAGGGGCGTCGGGAACAGGCGCGGGCCGAGCTCCCCTCCGCGGCGCTGCGGCTCGTCGTGCGAGAAGCCGCGGCCGGACCTGCGCGCGGGCATGAACATGTCGTCCGTGCCCCTGAGCCTGAGGGCGAAGAGCTGCCCGCTGGCGCCGTAGCGCACGTTCGTAGTCATAGCCATGTCGCCAGGGGTCCGCCGAGGACCTCCCTGACGACCTCCCAGAGCCTGCTGTCGGGGAGCTGGAACCTGTCGAAGTCGACGTCGGGGGTGACCCCCGCCGTGCACAGGGAGTGCGCCGCTCGGTTGTCCTCGGAGTAGGCGCCCTTGCGTATGATCGTCGCCAGGAGGCCCTCGCCGCCGACCTCGGTGCGGTGGAAGCGGTACTTCGGCATGAAGTACGAGCCTCCCGCGCGAACGCGCCCGGACCTGGCGTGGTGGAGGTAGACGGTCCCGTCCGGCCTCCAGCCCCGGTTGCCGCTCGGCCGGCGCGGGCCGTCGTGCAGGTAGGCGACGTGCGGGCCGTCGCCGTTAGCGGCCCAGGTGTGGTCGAAGACCCGGTTGGTCAGCTCGCCCACCAGGACGGTGCTGTGGAACGCCCAGCGGTGGTCGTGGATCCGAGAGTGCTCGAAGCACCGCCGCCGCGGCAGGCGGGGGTGCCAGACGTGCAGCCTCTGGCCGCCGTCGAGCTCGACCTGGACGAAGCCCAGGCCGTGCAGGCTGATCCTGCGCTCCCTCATGGCCCTATCGGCCCCACTTCTTGGCCATGGTCACGGCCAGCTCGTCGGCGGTCATCTCCTTCTCCCGCTTGGCGACCACGTACCCGTCGACCTGGTCGTACACCACCGTGCTGACGAGGTACCTCTTCCTCTCGGGTAGGGGAGAGGGCTCGGAGGCAAGGCGGTACGCGTCGCCGCCGGGCTGCAGTCGTATCGCGGGGTCCTCGAAGGCCGCGCAGCCGATGTGCACCAGCTGTGCGATCTGCACGGTCCCCACGCTGGAGCCGGGGTACAGCTCCTTGTAGCGGTCCATGATCCGACGCGCGGTCGTTCGTCCCTTGGACATGGACGTAGTGACGGCGGTCAGGAACTGGGTCGGGCAGTCGTCCCGCGCGCTGACGAGGATCGGCTCGTTCAGCAGGGCCTTCGGTATGCGCCCGTAGGCAAGGTACTCTGGGGTCCTCGGCATGTCGTCTTCCTTCCTATTCCTCTATGTCCGGCAGCCTCTCGCCGGAGGCGCTGCAGTGCGTCGGCCAGCGGTTGCCCGACCTCTCGTAACGCCAGCGCTCGCGCTTCCGCCTCGCTAGCCAGGCGTACCGTGCCAGCAGGCACAGCCACGCCGTGTTGGCGAGGACTATCGCGACGCCGCCGGCGAACGAGGCCCACTGGTCGAGCGAGGGATAGTAGAACAGGTTCCACAGGCCCCAGGCCGAGAAGAAGGCGGTCGTCCGCCAGTCGAAGCCCCGGACCTCGCGGTCGCGCAGGAGGCGCCGGACGCTCAGCAGTATGACGAGCGCCCCGCACGCCTCGAACGCGCCGTTGACGAGGTCGGGCGTCACCCGCGCGTCGCCCTGACGACGGCCTGCAGGTCGCCGACCCGCACCGAGACCCGGCTCACGTTGCCGGCGCCGTCGGGGAGGGACTGGACCACGAGGACCTCGTCCTCGTCGAGCGAGGCGAAGCACGCGGCGGCGGCATCCGCGTCGGACGACGGCACCCGCATGTTCACGGGCCCCGAGTGCCGCACGAGCAGGGTCAGGATCGCCTCGCCGTCCGCGACGGCGCGGGGCTGCTGTTGCTGTTGCTGTGCGCCGGTCACTTGGACGCCGCCTTGGCGACCGCGGCGTAGTGCTCCTTCTTCAGCGCGGAGAGGCTGTCCGCCCCCTTGCCGTGCTGCTTGAGGAGCTCGATCGCCTTGTCGCGGTCGTGCTTCTTCATGTACGCCTGGAGCGCGGCCTTGACGTCGTCCTTGGTCGTCTCCTTCGCGTCGGTCGTCGGCTCGTCCTCGACGGCCGTCGCCTCGGCCTCGGCCTCGCCGACCTCCTCGCCCTGGTCGTCCGACACGACGGCCTCAGCGACCCCCTTGACCGTGGAGGCCACGGCCTCCGCGATCGCGCCCTCCACCGACGCCCGCTCCGCGATCCTCTCGATCGCGGCCGCGATGCGCTCCAGCGACTTCTCGATGCTCATCCCTCTGGCCTCCGCTCCGTGGGTGTTGCCTGATTTCCTCCTGAGCCTACGCCGCGGCGGCGCCCCAAGCGAGCCGTCGTCCCCCGTCGCGGCGGCCGGCCGCCGGGTTACGTGGCCGGCCGGACGCGGTAGACAGACTTAGAAGTCAACGGCATAGCCCGGAGGCCACATGACGCTGGAAGCCGCCCTCGCCCTCGCGGACGAGGGCCTGCACGTGTTCCCCGTGGGCCACGACAAGAGGCCGCGGATAAAGCGCTGGGAGCAGGAGGCCACGCTCGAGGAGGCCCGCATCCGCTCGTGGTGGGGCAGGTGGCCCGACGCCATGGTCGGCGTGGCCCCCGGGCGCTCGGGCCTCGTGGTGGTGGACGTCGACGTGAAGGCCGGCAAGGTCGGGGCCGAGACCCTGGACATGCTGGAGCTCGAGCACGGCGCCCTCCCCCGCGACAGGGTCGCGAGGACGGCGACCGGGGGGCTCCACATATACCTGACGGGGCGACACGGGTCCTCGGTCGGGGCCACGGGGCGCGGCGTCGGCGAGGACGTGGACGTCAAGGGGATAGGCGGCTACGTCGTAGGGCCCGGCAGCGTCCTGCCCGGGGTCGGCGAGTACTCCTGGGTCGGCCGCGGCCGCGTGCCCGACGTGCCCCCGGCCTGGCGGGACGCGCTCCCGAGGCCCAGGGCCGAGCGCGCCGAGCACCGGGCGGCCCCGGCGGTGGACAGGGACGCCGCGCTCCTGCGCGGCAGGGCGCACCTCCTGGAGGACGCGGCGCCCGCGGTCGAGGGCAGCGGCGGCGACGCGACCACCTTCGGCGTCGCGTGCGACCTCAGGGACCTCGGCGTCGACGAGGCGGACGCCCTGGCGCTCATGCTCGAGCACTACAACCCCCGGTGCGAGCCGCCCTGGGACCCGGACGACCTCGAGGCCAAGGTGAGGAACGCGTACGAGTACGCGCGCGGGGAGGCGGGCTCGCTCGCGGCGGACGCGGACTTCCCGGACGACGCCGACGAGGGGCAGGCGTCGGTCCCGGCGCCGAGGGCCAGGTCCGGCCTCATGGACGCCTGGGTCTGGGTCGTCGGGCCGAAGTGGTTCGTGAGGCGGTCCGACGGCCTGCGCCTCGACCGGCAGAGCTTCGACAGCAAGTACGACTACGTGGTCGAGGGGAAGGGGCACCTCAGCGACGAGGTGTTCCACTCGCGCGACAGGATGCGGAAGCTCATGTCCCTGCAGTTCACGCCGGGCGAGGGCGAGTTCGTCGGCGAGGACTACAACCTCTGGAGGCCCGGCGGCGTCGAGCCCCTGGAGGGCGGGGACGGCGGGGCCTGGCTCTGGGGGCACCTCCTCTACCTCTGCGGGGGCAAGGCCGAGGAGGCGGGGCACGTCGCGGACTACCTGGCGCACCTCGTGCAGAGGCGGGGCGAGAAGCTGACGTACGCCCTCCTCCTGTGCGGCGGCCAGGGCATCGGCAAGTCGGCCCTGGGCGCGCTCCTGTCGCGCCTGCTCGGCGCGCACAACGTGCGGCGGCCGACGAACGAGGAGCTGCACGGGTCGTTCACCGCCTGGGCCCTGGCGACCGAGGTGTGCGTCATCGAGGAGCTCATGGCCGTCGGCCGCAGGGAGATGGCCAACAAGCTGAAGCCCCTCATCACCGAGCCCTCGATACGCATCGAGGAGAAGCACCGCACTCCCTACACGATCGACAACCACATGAACTTCGTCGCCTTCACGAACTGGCGGGACGCGATCCCGATAGAGCACGACGACAGGCGCTACCTGGCCGTCGTCTCGGAGGCGGAGCCGAGGGACAGGGCCTACTACGACGGCCTCTGGGCCCAGGTGCAGGGCGACGGCGCGGGCAGGGCCCTGGGCTGGCTGCTGGCCAGGGACCTGTCGGCGATGAACCCGAAGGGGAAGGCCCCCGACTGCGGCGGCAAGGAGCTGATGCGGCGGGCGGGCATGGGCGAGGTCGAGGCCTGGCTGCTCGAGAGGTTCGAGGCCGGCGAGGCCCCCCTGGACGTCAGGGTCACCTCGGTCGGCGACGTGGTGGACGCCCTCCCCGAGAGGCTGAGGCGGCTGTCGAGGCTCGGCAACGTGGTGGGGGCGTTCCTCCGCTCCGAGCTGGGGGCGAGGGACCTCGGGCAGCACCGCGTCAACGGCGGCTCGACCAGGAGGGTCCTGTGGGCGGTCCGGGACGTCGCCGAGGTGGAGGGGATGCCGGCCGTCGCGAGGGCGAGGGAGTACGACGACGCCCGGTCCGGGCGCCCGAAAGCCGACGTGGACCCCCTGTTCGACGACGGGGTGGTCGTCCGTCTACCCTCCTGACTGGCCTCTGTCTACCCTGAGGCCAGACGCGAAAAAGCTATACGTACCTAGGAGTTGAGCGCCTTGTCTACCCTGTCTGACCTGAAACGAGAAACATATATGTGTGCGTGCATGCGGGTGCGTATGCGTATGTATTATTTTGTTTTCAGGGTAGACAGGGTAGACAAGAGGCCTAAGTCTTAGATAAACAAGGACTTTCTCCGTCTGCCCTCAGGGTAGACAGAGGATAGACAGAGGGTAGACAAGGGGAAAACGGCGAAATGGACCAGAAAACTCCCGCCGGGGTGGTTGCGAGTTCGCGCGCGCACGCACGAGGGCAACCGACGGCGACTGGCCAATTCGCCGAGCGGCACTATCACGATGGCCGGGCGGCGCTTGAGGCGCTGCGGCGGCACTCACCGAGGAGGAAGAGGGAAATGGAAGACAGGGAGCTGAGGCGGAGGCGCGAAGCCATGGGCGTCGCGCACGTCGAGGGTCGTCCCCTGCTCGTCGGCGACCGCGTCGAGAAGGTCAGGGGCTACAGGTTCCCCGGCGTCGTGGTCTCGACGTTCGACACGCTGCGCGGCGAGCGTCGCGTCGTGGTCGAGTGCACCGCGCAGGGCGCGGAGGGGTGCCTCCACATCTACAACGAGGGACAGCTGCGCCATGCGGGCTGAGGACCTGCTCGAGGCCATGAGGGCGCTCGACGTGCCCCTCGAGCCGCTCGAGCTGGTCGTGCCGCACGGCCACCGCGCGACCGACGAGGAGTGGCGGAGGGAGTTCCCCGGCGTGAGGGTCGTCCGCGGTCGGCTGCTGCCCCGGCGCTAGAGGGGTTACGGACGTCGGCCCGCCGCGCTAGGCTGCGGGCATGGAACACCGGGAGCAGCTCAGGACGCTGGTGAGGGTCATGCGCGAGACGTGCAACGTCTCCGCGGCCGCGCGAGTCGTGGGTATCAGCCGCAAGACCGCCTACCAGTGGAGGACGGAGTCCCTCGAGGACCCGACCCGGCACGTCGTCGAGCTCGAGAACTTCGAGGAGATGCCGCTGCACGAGGCCTGGGAGGACGCGATAGGCGAGGCCGTCGACGAGCTCGAGGCCGAGGACATGCGCCGCGGCAAGGGCTTCTGGCGCCCGGTCTACCACCAGGGCGTCCCGGTCTACAGGGTCGACCCGGTGACGAAGCAGTACGTCCTCGACGAGGCGGGCAACCCCGTACGCGAGGTGGAGTGGGTATACGACGGCCAGGCGGTCGACCGCCAGCTCAAGGCGCACCGCCCCGAGAAGTACCGCGAGCGCCGGGCGGTCGAGCTGTCCGGCGAGGTCAAGACGCCGGGTGCCGTCGTGGTCGTGCCCGGCATAGCCTCGTCCGAGGAGTGGGAGAGGATCCTGGCCCAGCACCGCAGGGAGAGGGGCCTCGACCCCTGAGCAGCGTGGCGGCGCACATACCCGACCAGTGGATGGCCCAGTCGGGCGGGCAGAAGGTCTTCCTGGACTGCCCCCTGACCGAGGTCCTCGGGCACGGCAACCGGGGCGGCGGCAAGACCGACGCCCTCATCATGTCGTTCGACCAGGGCATAGGCCAGGGCTGGGGCCCCGAGTACCGCGGCGTCATCTTCCGCAAGACCTACAAGCAGCTCAGGGACGTCGTGGCGAAGTCCCGCCGCCTCTTCCGCATGAAGTACGGCATGGCGGCCAGCTTCAACTCCCAGGAGATGACCTGGACCTTCCCCGACGGCGAGCAGCTGCTGCTGTCCTACATGCGGACGGAGGCGGACTACGACAACCACCACGGCTTCGGCTACTGCTTCATCGGCTTCGAGGAGCTGACCTCCTGGGCGTCGCCGACCCCCTACACCCGCATGTTCAGCTGCCTGCGCTCCTCGAACCGGGCCATACCCCTGCGCATCCGCGCGACGACCAACCCCTACGGCGTGGGCCACAACTGGGTCAAGGCCAGGTTCCGCCTCCCCTCGTGGGACTGCAGGGCCATCGTGCCCGGCGAGGAGGAGCGGGACCCCGAGACCGGCTCCATGCCGCCCGCCCGCATGGCCGTGCAGATCGACCTGCAGGACAACAAGGCCCTCATCGAGAGCAACCCCAACTACCTGGGCCTCGTCCTCTCGGCCGCGCGCAACCCGAGCGAGCGCAAGGCCTGGGCGTCCGGGGCCTGGGACATCGTCGCCGGCGGCATGTTCGACGACCTCTGGGACCCGCGGCGCCACGTCCTGCCCGACTTCCCTGTCAGCGCCGTGCCGCGGGGCTGGAAGTGGCGGAGGGGCTACGACCACGGCTCGTCCAGGCCCTTCTCCTACGGCGTGTACCTCGAGAGCGACGGCACCCCCCTCGAGTGGGAGGGGAGGCGCATAGGCGAGGTGCGGGGCGACGTCATCCGGTTCGCGGAGCTGTACGGCTGGCAGAAGGGGCACCGCAACGAGGGCCTCAAGCTGACGGCCATAGAGGTCGGGCGCCGGCTCAGGGCGTTCGAGCAGGAGCTAGGCGTGCACGGCCGCGTGAGGCCGGGCCCCGCCGACACGGCGATCTTCAGCGACTACGACCCCGGCAAGTCGGTCGCGGGGGACATACGCAGGTCGGGCATCCGCTTCACCTCCGCCGACAAGGAGCGCAAGCAGGGGTGGGAGCAGTGCCGGACGATGCTCGAGGGCGCCCTGCCCGTCGAGGGGGTCGGCCGCGAGAGGCCGGGCTTCTTCGTCTGCGCCAGGTGCGACCAGTTCGTCGAGCTCATACCCACCGCGCCGCGCGACGACGACGACCTGGACGACGTGGACACCGAGTGGGAGGACCACATCGCCGACGAGTGGAGGTACTTCCTCCGCCGCAAGGTCGCGGTCGTCAGGGGCGGCCGCGTCAAGGGAGTGTGACGGAGGGGTTACGGACGTCGGCCGGCCGCGGCACACTGGACCCGTACGGAGGAGTGCACCCCAGATGCTCTACGAGCTAGTCGTCTACGTCTGCCTCGTCGGCGCCCAGCCGAGCGCGGAGACGTGCCGGACCTTCACGTTCAAGCAGCACCCCGTCACAAGCGAGGCCCAGTGCGCGGAGGTCTACGAGCGCGACGAGGCCCAGCTGTCGCGGATCGCCGGCCAGAGCCTCATCGGCCCCGGCCAGGGCAGCGTCGAGGTCCAGGCCTTCTACACCTGCAAGCCGAAGCCGTCCTACTGACATGGCCGTCGACGCCAAGCACCCGCGCTGGTCGATGCGCCTCGCCCTGTGGACGCAGATGCGCGACACGTACCACGGCGAGCACGCCGTCAAGGCGATGGGGCAGACCTACCTGCCGGCCACGCCCGGCATGGCGCTCGACGGCCTGGGCGCGAACCAGAAGGGCCTCCGCGAGTACGAGGCCTACAAGACCCGCGCCGTCTTCCACGACTTCGTGCGCGAGGCGGTCCAGAACCTAGTCGGCCTGCTCCACCGCGAGCCGGCCACGATCGAGCTGCCGCCCGAGATGGAGCCGATGCGCGAGAGCGCGACGGCCGAGGGCGAGGGGCTGCTGGCCCTGCTCCGGAAGATCAACGAGGCCCAGCTGACCTACGGCCGCTTCGGCATGCTGCTCGAGGCGCCCGACGGCGAGGGGCCCGCCGCGCTCCCGTACATCGCCCCCTACAACGCCTTCAGCATCATAAACTGGGACGTCGGCCGGCGCGAGCAGGGCCGCGAGAGGCTCGAGCTGGTCGTCCTCGACGAGACCGAGAGCGAGCGGATAGACGGGCTCACCTGGCAGGACACCGCCAAGCACCGCGTCCTCGCCCTGGCGTCGGAGGCGGAGGCCCCGTCGTCCGGGCAGACCGAGGGCGAGCTGGCCAGGCCGGCGGTCGGCGAGTACGTCGTCGCCACCACGCGCGACAGCCGCGAGCCAGCCGCGTCCGAGTTCATGGCCCCCCAGATCGCCGGCGTCAAGCTAGACTTCATCCCGTTCGTGTTCGTCAACGTCAACGACGTCGTGGCGACGCCCGGCGACGTGCCGATGATCGGCCTGAGCAACCTCTCCCTGACCATCTACCGCGGCGAGGCGGACTTCAGGCACTCCCTCTTCATGCAGGGCCAGGAGACGCTCGTCGTCACGGGCGCCGACGAGACCGACGTGGGCGAGGGCGACGGCGACGGCCAGCTGCGCGTCGGCGGCGGCGCGCGCATCGACCTGCCAATGGGCGGCGACGCGAAGTACGTCGGCGTCTCGGGCGCGGGCCTTGGCGAGCAGGCCAAGGCCCTCGAGGCGGACAAGGAGGCGGCCTCCGAGAGGGGCGCGCGGCTCCTGCCGACGAGGGACGGGTCCGCGGCCTCGGGCGAGAGCCTCAGGGTCCGCGTGGCCGCGAAGACGCCGACCCTCACCGGCATCGCGCGGGCCGGGGCGGAGGCGCTGCAGGAGATCCTGCGCATGGCAGCGACCTGGCGCGGACTGAACCCCGAGGACGTCGTCGTCACGCCGAACCTGGACTTCGCCGACGCGGACGTGGGCCCCGAGCAGCTCGTCCAGCTCGTCAGCGCGAAGAACATGGGCGCCCCGCTCAGCCGGAAGTCGGTGCACCGCTGGATGCTGAAGAACGACATGACCGAGATGGCCTTCGACGACGAGGAGGCGGAGCTCGAGACGGAGGAGCCACTCGGCCTCGGCGGAGACGGCCTGGGACTTGACGACACGGTCGTCGAGGACAACGAGGAAGAGGAGATAGAGGAATGACCCTGCTTCAGAAGCTCACGGCGATCGCCGACGCGCTGACCCAGATCGTGGCCCTCACGGGCCAGGTTCAGACGGCGCTCACGCAGCTGGACACGTTTCTCGACGCGGTCTAGGGCCGCGTCCATATGGCGGGCGCGCGGCCCCGGCGTCGTCGGCGCCAGGGACGCGCTCGTCCTGATACTGGCCGTGCTAGCGTTCCACGACAGGCAGGCATTCGTAGACGCGCTCGGGGGCGAGGACGCGCCGGCGGGATCAACGGGCCTCACGGTGGGCGAGCTGGCCGACAGGCTGCAGAGCGCCGTGACCAAGCTGACCTCGCCCGGCTACAGGGTCTACCCCCCGGTCCTGAACAGGCTCAGGTTCTGGGAGGAGGTATCAGGGAGCTGAACGAAATGCTGAAGATCGAGATCGGAAAGACCACCCACGACTTCAAGATGCTGCTCGACGGCGAGGACATCACCGACAGGCTGCTGGTCAAGGACCTCCGCCTGCACCTGGACGGCGGCAACCCGTGCGCGACGGTGGTGACCCTGCAGGTCTACGCCGACGAGGTGGAGATCGAGAGCGACGAGGTCAGGATAGAACTGGTCGAGCGCGGGGCTAAGGCCTAGCGGCTTTAGGCCCCGGGAGCGGACATTGGCAACTTCAAACGAGGTCCTTGTGGACGCGCTGACGAGGCACCAGGTGGGCCTCATGAGGCTGTCCGGCTCCGTCAGGGAGCGCGTCATCGCCCTCCTGAACGAGACCGAGAGGGACCTCGCCTCGCAGATCAGGCGCCGGGCCCGCGACATAGGCCCCGACCTCACCCCCCCGTCGACCAGGAAGCTCGAGGCGCTCAGGAAGTCGCTAGCCGCCATACGCGGCGCCGGCTTCGCGGCCGCCGTCGAGGCCTGGGAGGAGGAGGGCCAGGCCCTCGCAGAGGCGGAGCCGCGGTTCACCGCGGCGGCCGTCAGGGCCAGCTCGCCGGTGCTGGTCGACCTGCAGTTCCCGCAGACTAGGCTGCTCCGGTCCATAGTCACGTCGCAGCCGTTCCAGGGCCGCACCCTGAGGTCCTGGGCCGAGGGCATGAGGCGGACCGACCTCGACCGCATAATGTCGCA